TAGCATCGTTCCATTGGGAACGAGAATCTGCTAATATCTGGCGTATTGCATTGTTGATACCACTTGGAGCACAACCCTCACTAATATCAATAGAATTGATAGTAGAGTTGTTACCTGCGGTAGTATCGTACTCTTTTATTCCAGCCATTTACTTTACTTATTCTCCTTTTTTTAATTATTATACAACATTTACTGTTGTTCTTCTTGTTGACTAATTATTTTATCTTTTAGTTCAGCTGGTTTTCTTGCTAAATCAGCTAAAACATTGTTTAATATGTAGGTCTTAAACCATTTACTTAATGGTACTGCATTTTTTGGTAGATCTTCTTGTAGCATTTTAATAGCTAATTCTGGATCTAACATTGCATCTACTAGTATTTTTTCTGCTACTTCTGTAGGATTAAAACCTAATGTATTAGATATCCACTTAGATATAGCAAAAACACCTCTACCTTTAACAATACCATACCAACTAGCTAAAACTATTCTTAATCTATTGTTAGCTTCTTGTAATGGTTGTGTTGGTGAACCAGAAATAACTTGTGCATTAATAGCATCCATATTAACTAGTTGATCTCTCACATCTTTTAATATTTTCATTTCTTGAGGTGAGTAAATTAAATCTAAAGCGGCTTTTGTAGATGGATTATTATATAATGACTCAACAGAGCTTTTTTTAATATAATAAGCATCAATATCTCCAGGTAAAGACTTACCTCTTGTAGATTGGTCAATATATTCTGATATAGCTTTTTTAAAACCCTCTACAGCATCTCCAGATTTATCTTGTTTTAAGAAAGATAATGTTTCTTGCATTAATTGTTTAGGGTTAGGTGAAGAAAAAATTGTAGCAACAGCTTGAACAGGGTTTTTATTTAAAAATAATTCAGCAGCAGTTAGTTGTCTTAATCTAGTTTTATCTGATAATAAACCTCTTGCATTATCAAATTTTTGTTGGAAATCCTCTAGAGCTTTTACTTTTTGACCAAACTTGTTTTTATATTCAACTATCTCTTTTTTAATAGAAGGAAATCTATTTAGTATTTCTTGATAGTTATCTATAAATTTATTTATTCTACTAGGAATTAATTGTCCTTTAGTTCCTGTTATATAATTAGCTAAATCACTAATTAAGTAATCTCTAACAGCTGCGACAGCAGTAACCTCATTCTCTGAACCATCAATAATCTTCTTTAAGTTCTCAGCGGCTTCCAATGCACCACCTTTATTGGGATAAATAAATTTACTGGCTAATTGACTAGCTGGAATTGCAGCTGCTCCTTGTTTATATTTTCTAGCAAACTCATTACCAACACTAGTCCTAAACTTAGGAACAAATGTATTTTTATAAAAATCAAAAGCTCTCTTGGCTCTTTGACCAAAAGCATCATCTCTTTTTGCTATTTCCTCTACTAGGTTATCTACAACTTCTTTTAGTTGTCCTAATCTATTAGCTACTTCACCACCTAATTTTATATCACCTCTTGACTCTCTAATAGCGTCAGATAAATAAGGTCTAATATTTTGCAAATCACCATAAGATAACGATCTTTCTTTTTGAGGTTTTATTTTTTGTTGGACAGGAACAAAACCAATAACTTTATTTTTAGGTATCTTATTACCTTTTAAATAATTTTCTAAATCCCTAATAAAAGAAAAGGATTTTATTCTAGCAGGGGTTGGATCTATTGTACCTTGTTTACTAGTAATTTCTTTTAAAACTTCCTTTAATGATTTATCAATTCCTTGAACATCTACTTTTAAATTAGGATCAATTTTTAATTCTAAATTAGGATCAATAGCTTTATATAAATCGTTTTTCTGATTTGTTACTCTTACTAATTCATCACTAATGTTTTTATCTAATCTTAAAGATGCTTGTGATTTCATCCCTGAAGGAAATGAGTTTTGTAAATCATTAATAAGCTCAGATAAATCATCTTGTGCTTCTCTAATTTTTATGTCTTTTTCTTTTAAGGTAGCTTGAACAAAATCTTGAGAAGAAATAGAAGCACCAGGTCTAATCCTTAATTTATCTAATTCTTGATTGAGTGTTTTAATATTAGAGACTTTTCTGTCAAAGAATAAACCACTAGTTTCTGCTTTAGATGCTAATGATTTTTCTAATCCTATTAAACCAATATTTTTAGATATAGTTCCTGTTGTCGGTTTAACGCCAATTTCTTGTGCTCTAGTAATATTATCTTGTAGTGTATTAATTAAACTATCTCTAGCTGGTTCATCTACAAAAAACTTACCATCTTCTTTTTTTAATATATTTGCTTCTTTAGCTATATTAGATGCAACATTTTCTTGCATTTTTGATTTAGAAAATGGTGTTTTTATTTGGTCTAATACCTTACCTGCAAAAGATACAGTAGGTTGAATTACGTTAGATAAAACAACATCAGCAACTGGCCCAGCAACTAGAGTTTCTGCACCAACTTTAGCTCTTTTCTTTATATTAGAATCAGCAGCTTGAATATCAGTAGGGCCTCCAACTAAATCTCCTAATGTTGCAGCATCTTGTGGATTGGTAACTACAAAATCTGCTAAAGCAGCACCTGTAAGACCTGAAATATATTCTATTATTTTTTGTGGTTTACCTTTTAATTTATTGAGAATAGGGATGGCTTCTTTTAGTTTTTTAGAATTTAAAAGTAATTGACTTCCTTTAAATGCAGCTGTGGATGGTAATCCATATTGTACTAATATAGATGCAATATCTTGCATAGTACCACTAGTTTTTATCTCAGGAATAGTCTCATCAATTTTTTTTGATATTTCCTCTTTACCTGTAAGATCAAAAGGTAACTGTAATAAACTAGATACTATTTCTCTACCAGCTTTTAACAAAGGAACAGTAGTTAAATTAAGTGACTTTAATGCGTATTTTTTTAATGGATCTCCTTCAGTAGCAGCATAAATATCAATTTCTAATTGACCACTACCTGGTTCTTTTTGAGTAACTTTAGTTGGGCCTAAAAACTTATATTCAAATTCTTCTTTAGAAACTTTATCCGAATAAAATTTATTATACAAATTGTTAGATAATGTTTGATTATCTACTTTATCGTATTGAGGATATTGTTGTCTAAATTGAATAATGTCCATATATTAAAACAAACCTAAAGGATCTTCAGTCACAGTTGCTGATTGACTATAATCATAATTGTAGATATTACCTAAATCGAATATACTAGTTGGTAAATTAGAATTTGGATTAATTTTATTAAACAAGTTTAGATTTGTTTGAAGATTATCTTCTGATCTTTTTCTATATCTTAACAAAAGATTAATCATATTCTGTGGATTGTTAGAATATCCTTTTATTTGATCTAAAGCACTTCTAAAATCAGCATCAGTAATTCTTCCATCAGGGTTGTTAGCTTTTGCTAATGAATAAGCAATCGTTGTATATAAAGATTTAAGTTGATCGCTTTTACCAGCTACTTCTTCAATTAAATCTTGATTGTTTTTAATAAATTCACTAGAGCTAATCTGTTTAGTTTTATCTTCGTCTGCAAAAAACTTTAAAGACTGAGTTACTGTTTGTCTAATATTATCTAATGTAGTAACAGCTGCTTTTGGTATATCTGCTGTTAATGTTGCTGGATCTTTTAGTAAATCTACCAATGAATCAATATCACTTAAAAAAGTTCCTGTATCTCTAATTTGAGTGTACATTTCTGTCTCAGCTTTTTGCCCACCAAATTCACTAGGAGCACCAGATATTTGTACTTTTTGTAATGCTGATCTTGTTTCAATCGGCAACCCAGCAAATTCTTGTGTTGTTAATGTAATTGTTCCACCTTCAGGTGTAGCAAAAGTCATAATATCAGAGGCAGATAATTCTGGTGGTTTAGTAGCTTCATATAATGAAGTTCCTAACTCTAATCCTTGTAAGGCTCTAGCTAAGTCAGATTGTTCTTTTTGTTGTAATCCAGCTTGAGCACCAGTACCAGCAGCTAAAAGAACTTCCCCTAATCCTACAGGTCTATCTCTTACTCCCATTAAAGGAAGAACACCAGAAGCTGCACCTAATAATCCAGCTTGTAGTCTTGTTTGTTGTGGTTGTAATAATCCTTGTAGTCTTTGAGGATCTGGCATTAATTGAGGAATTAAACCAGCATATTTTTCATATATATTGGCCATTAAAAGAATCCCCCTAATAAGCCTCCAATACCAGCGGCACCCAATGTACCCATTGGACTTAATTGGGCTAAACTACCTAATTGAGCACCACCTAATGCACCACCTAATAAGTTAGCACCTAAGTTTCTGTAGATAGGTTGTGCAGATACTGTTTGTTGAGATGTTGGAGCACCAATCGATGCTAAGTATTCTCTTAGTTTAGTGTAAGGTTTTTGTTGTTCAAATTGGAATCTTTGCATTGCGTCAGCTAATTGTGCCTCACCCATTGCTTCTCTTTGTTGACCAACTTGTGCTAGTCTAGAGATATCTGCGTAATCTTGTTGAGCTAGTTGAGGAGCTAATTGAGCAGCTTGTAATTGTCTTGCACGTTCTTGTTGATAAGCACCACCATAGATTTGAGATGCTAAATCGCCTAATCTTCTACCAGCAGTTTCTGCCATTGCACCAGAACCATAACGACCACCTTGAGCAAACATCGAACCTAATTGGCTTTGTACATCACCCGCAGCTCTTTGGAATGTTTGTTGTAAATAAGGATTGGTTGTTGGATCTAAATATTGTCCAGATAAAATTTTGTTAATTTCAGATTGAGATGCACCTAATAATGGACTACCAGCCAATGCTCTTTGTGTTTGTAATTGTAGAGCAGCTTCTGTTTCACCAGAAAAAGGCACATAGGTAGCAGCAGGAAAGTATTGCGGTACATCAGATTGATATAATTGTTGTGCTTGTTGTAGAGCCTCTTGATAATAAGGTCTAGTAAACTCAGAAGGTTCTGCTGTTACTGTAGTTGCTTGTGTTGTTGGTTGTGATCCTTTACTCATTTTATTTCCTTTACAAAATATACTGCTTGAGGTTTATAATCTCTCAAAACTTTTGTCCATCCTTTCCTTCCAACAATCTCTAATCGTTGGCATTTATTTTTTTTAGCCCAGTTCTCTACTTTTTCTGTTAAAGGACTAAGCCATTCTTCTAAATTATTTCCCCCAGCAAGAACCCATCTCATGGTTCTCATTTGAGGATAGTCGCAAACTTCAGTCACAAAAGCGGCCTCAACCAGTTTCTCGGTATTATTCCAACTAATCCATAGTTGCATCCGATTATCTTGTATATTGTTAAGTATATCATAAGTTGAGTATGATCCATCTAAAGCTCTCTCTAAATGGGGTACAACTTGTGACCAAATAAACTCTAAATCTTCTACTGGAACTTGGGTAATAACTCTATCCAAAGACTGCATATTTAAATGTTCTTGTAGTAGTATCTGAAGAATGGTTAATGGTTGCTGTTTGTTTATCTATACCAGTAATATACCAACTTTCATTAGCGGCATCACTACTTGTAGGCATTAAGAATATCACACTATTTCCACCAATTCTAGCATCAGACAAAGTTGTTGTGGTACTACTATTGGTTAATGTAATAGATCCTGTGGCATTAATTTTACCATCTAATAATCCATTAACAGCATTAGCTGAAACTCTATTATACTCATCTTGATTATCTGTAAAAGTAGGTACTTTAAGAAAGTTTTGTGTCATCGTTTACCTTCAGGTACTAATTCAGCATCAAATCCTAAACAATCTTCAAAGTCTCCTGTAATATTTAATTGCACTTTATGATAACGACCAGTACATCTCATGGGAGCATCACCACTATCTGTTAGGGTTAATGCAGGTTTAAGTGTTTCTGTATTGCCTTGTTTATCAATAGAAGAAGTTTGAACAGTAGTTGTTCCACCACTAACAATAGGGCGAACATTTCTTAAACTAGATCTTCTTCCTTCTAATTCTAATTGGCTGGATAGAAGTGTAGCAGTTCCTGGTGTACCCGAAAAGGTAGCTAACTTTTTATCTGTATTAAAAGCAGATAAGAAGAATCGTGAACCAGCCCAAAAAGGTGAATCTAAAGATAAATTTAAAGCATCAATACTAGCACTAATATTATCTAACTGTTCTAAAGTATAACCAGGAGTTTGTGCTTGACCTAAAATGTAAGTGCTAACACTACCTGTTGACCATCGTTGCGTTACATAGTTATAAATAATAACTTTATCTAACTCTCCAGTTGAACTAGTAGAAGGATAAGCCCAAACAATTAATTGATTACGAGGATCTACAGCACCTGATATTCTATCAGAATAAGCAGTAGATAAATCATTAAAGAAAAACTTGTTTATTTTATTAGCACCAATAGGAACAGAACTTCTACCATTAAACATATAGAATCCATCTTCTGCTAAGAAGTAATACACATTACCTTGTTGAACAACACTACCTGATTTCATTACTCCGATATTCGAATCTACTTTCGTGAACTGAAAGATCAATGGAGTTCCCACGTAATCACCACGATAAATAGCTCGTTCCATAAAAGCAACTAAGTATTCACCACCTTTAATCATTTGGAGTTGACCATGATCTCCGACTAAATCTTGGTAATCAGATTGAGTGGTTTGAGATATAGTAAAATCAGTAGGATCATTAATAGCAGACCAACGTACTCGTTGTGATTGATCGGCATTATATCCTGTTACTAAGAAATCTTTAACAGTAGTAACAAATTTTGTTTGTAAAGAAACTAAATCAGCAAATTCTGTAGATGTACCAATAACATAAGATTGGATATTTTGACCTATAGCAGCAGCTATAATTCTATTACCAAAGATAGTAAAAGACCATTGCCCTAAAGTAGATACAGTATATCCACCTGATTTAGATACATCTGTAAAACTAGAATTATCTAAAAGATATAATTTAGAACTATCCCCTGCTACGACTTTAATAGTACCATCACTAGATGTTAAAGTAGATAATCCTTGTGGTCTTGTATTTAAAGCATCAGAAACAACCTCTAAAGAATTAAGAGGTTTATATCCATCACCAAAAGGAATAACATTATTAGCTGTTAGACAACCAGGATTTCTATAATCTGGTAAATCTTTTAACAGTTCTCCAAACTTAATAAACGGCATTACTTATAACCTCATAATTTTCTGTTGTTGTTTTAGGAATTGTTCCCCATGTATAACTATTTGCATTAACTATATCAGACCATGTCTCGGTAACATCAGAAGTAACATTATTCCATATTTCAGAAGGACTAGTTAAATCATTTATCGTTTCTGAATCAGAAGTTAAATCTGACCAATTAAACCCGACAGGTGATGCTATTGCTTGAATACTCGCTAATACACTGGCTGTTAAAACAGGTGAGAAGATAGCACTTGGATCTGCTAACGCACTAACAACTGTACTAGGATCAATCGGTTGTGCTTGAACTTCAAAAGCTCCATTAGCCGTACTAGTAGCAGCAACACTAATAGAAGCATCATTTAATCGAGTAACAAGTAGATTAACACTAGCTATTGTGACAGATGTTGATACAGAATCAGGAACACCAGGTCTAATACGAATATTATCAACAGTACCAATCGTAGATGATGTATTAACAGAACTATCACCAAACTTTGTAACTTGAGCAACAAAACTGGCTATAGTCGCAATAGTTGATACCGAAGAATCAGTTATTCTAATTCTTGTAGAATCTACATTAGCTACTGTCGAAACAGTAATAACAGCAGAAGGATTACCTGTCTCAATAACTGTAGGAGCTACATCAGCAATCGTAACACTAGTAGAAATACTAGCATCATTAAGTCTTGTAACAAGAACATCTACTGTATTAAGAGAAGCACTTGTATTAATAGAAGCACTATTAGTTATTAATAATCCACCAATCGCTGTAACAACAGCATTAGTAGAAATACTACCACCATTTTCTCTTAAGGTAGTTGTTGCATAATTAGCAGAGTCTAATGAATAGGGTAGGCTATCTAAATTTCCTAGTATGATTAAGTTATCAATACTAGTTCCTACATTACCATAATCAAAAAAACCACTGCCATCATAGGCAGTTTTTGTACTAGTCCATACACTAGAATCTAAACTTACTGGTAAGCTATCAAGCGTACCGAAGTTATCTAGTTGTTCTAATGTTAATGGGCCAGAAGGCATTAAGCAGCAGTAATTGTAAGATCACCAGATGATACTTTAAATACGTCTCCTGCCTCAATAGTTTTTGATGAAGTAAATGCTCCGTAAAATAGTAAATTACCAGCTGTAGAAGCATCAAAGATACCAAAGTGTGATACAGTTCCGAATCCACCACCTGTAGCTTGATCGAAAGTGACATCGGCATTACTAGAAATAGAACCGCTAGAAGCAGAAGCAAAAGTAATTGCTTTTCTTACATAGGCAGTTCCAGAGGTAGAAACTTCTGTACCACTAGCATCGTCTGCTGGATTGCTAGTAAACAAAGCTAAGTACACAGCCGCAGGAGCAGATGTACTAGCAGTTCCTGTAAAGTGATCGAGAAATTTATTCTCTAAGTAGTCTGACATTGCTGACATTTTTTATTCTCCTTTATGGGTTTGCTGAGTCTGTTCTCATAGCAAAAGCAGTACGACCAGAATATCTGCCTTGCTCATCGTCTCTATTAATTAGTTGTACGGCTTCATTATACAATGTTAACCAAGTTGGTAATCGTTCATCGTTAATGATATAAGGTTGAGCTTCTACTAAAGCACCATACAAATAAACTTGTGGGTAATTAGAAAGTATATAATTAGTTGTATTTGAATCTGATAAAGCAGGTATCTTACCAAAGTAAGTAAGTTTTAATGTGTAAGTTGTATCAGGAATTGGATTTAGTTTTATTTCACTACCCATAATCGTATAGGTAGCTGGTTTTCCAGAAGTATCATTAACATTATTAATTTCAATATCTGTTGGACTAACATAATCTAATACCTTATTAGGATTACTATCAACAAAAAATTGAACCATCTCTAAAAAGTCACTAGGTAAATCTACAAAAGCATCACTGGCTGTTGTTGTTGTAGAAACTCTTTTTTGCATCACCCGTAAACGTAATACACGATTTAATTTAGCCTCTGTTAATGTAATAAAATCTGGTATTACAGAAGTTAAATCTGAACGATTTAAATAATTAGCAATACTAGTTTTTAATTCACTGAATGATGTTAATGCCATTAGATTCTCTTATCTGTTACCTTTAAATATTTATTGTCTGGATCATTTAAGAATCTAGCAAAAGC